GCGCTTAAAACAGGATTCACTAATGCCGCAGGGTTTTGTATTACCATGATAGTAAGTAAAAACAATCAACTGTACAATATTGTGGTGTTGGGAAGTAGAACACCAAACGAACGAACCAAATTGGTACAACAATTGTTGTCCAAAATTAAATAATATTATCATTTATTAAATTTATCATAAATACGCTATGCTAGAATTCATTAGAGACATTTCCCACGCACTACTAAGTTTCATTAAGGATGACCCAGTGAGACCTGAAATACCAACCGACTTTAGAGTTAGTGATGGTCGTATGGTTGCGGCATTAACTGACGAAGAAAAAAATCCTGAGGCTATGGTATGTGTTAGCTTTCATGATTTTGTTCCTGAATCGGTTGATGGATTAAAACAAACAAGCAAAGTTCCTACTACTGCAATATTCTACACAATATGGAGTTATAAGTCAGGTAAGGGTCAGGAATTATTGTTCAGGGCTGTTAAAGGAATACAAGAACAATATCCTAGTGTAACTAGGTTTGTGACACTAAGTCCCAAAACCAATATGGCCCGACGTTTTCACTTGAAAAATGGAGCCATTATCCTACGTGAAAATGTAGACACTACAAACTACGAATACCTTGCAAAAACTGAGGAAAAACAGTCATAAAATGTGTCAATTTTATGACACTTTTATGACAATTTTGTTGTAAAAATACAACATTCCATAATTTGACAATAAATGGGTTCGGGTATATAATACTCTTATGAACTCGAAAATCACACGTAAACGCAGAACTGACAGAAATCAAGTGATTTACTTTATCCAAGATACAGTAACACTTGAGTACTACATTGGTTTAACTGCTCTTTGCTACAACGGTAATGTTCGCAAGACACTTACCCGTCGTATGCAAAAGCACATGCAACGTGCCCTGACTGAAAACAAAAATTGGGGCTTATCACGTGCATTACGTGAGCGTGGTGCTGAACGATTCATATTTGGTGTAGTAGAAATTGTACGTGGCAAGCGTCCTGCTCATCAATGTGAGACAGAATTAATCAACAGTTTACAACCTTCACTTAACACATTTGGAGTAAAATAATGTCACAAGCACTTATCAATTTTGCAATTATGTTGTCTCCTGTTTTCTTGATGTTGGTAGCAATCCTAATTGAGGAAACTTTTTACAAATGAAATTAAATGATATCCTACAATGGACTGGTACATGTTCATTCATGTGCATGTACTCTATTATGAGTGTGTTCCCTGAATATCGACCATTTGATATTTTATTTGGTGCGATAGGTGGTGGAATATATTTGATTTGGAGTCTACGTGTGGCAAACAAACCGCAGACACTTACCAACATTGTGGGACTATCAATTTGTTTGATTGGTTTATATAAAGCATTCGTATGAAAAGCCTAATAGATTTTGACAACCTGCCACCGGGTTACATGGGTATGGAAATCCCACAACATACCAAACAAACATTACATCATTATTTAATTAAAGGTTGGGCGCCGGGAGGTTTTGTTGAAAGCATGTTGGCATGTGATTATGAACGTGCCCTGTATACGGCTGACATAGGTAATCGTCAATGTTTTTGGGCGATAGCAATGTGGATTAGAAACAATGCCCCAAAACATTCTTGGGGTAGTTATGAGACTATTGAAAAATGGCGTGATGATTTTATGAATCATCGTACCAAATATGTTACTGAAGTAGAGAAAAAATATATTTGGGCAACATTAAAGGGTGACCTTGTCAACGAAACATCCGTCTGAGGCGTTGTATATATAACACCTTAAAGGAGTTATTATGTCACAACAAGATTTGATTTTAACAGTTAGAGAAGTATTACAACGTTACCACGATGCTAGTCCAAATGAAATAGCAAAAAAATTACATTTGGATACAGCTACTGTGGAATACGCACTTAGACTAATAAAAACTCAGTAACCAAAACATTTTACACAAATAGGGTAAAATGTTATAATCACACTACACATTAACCTAAAGGAGTTATCAATGTTTTTAAAAGATGTCAATGAAGCACTAGACCACAAAATTGTAGGTGGTAGTGAGTATCAATGGAACTGCTATCCTGAAGCTAGATTCATGGATTACGAAAGTCCATATGCACATGTAGGAGTACTTTTTAGTACAGACACACAGGTAATTTATTGTGCGGAAATTAATGACAAGGAAAACAAATATAGACCCTATCGTTGGTTGAACCCTGCATTCAAAGATGCGTATATTGAGGAAGCAACTAAACGTGGAGTTGATCCTAACAATGCATGGGACGATACTGTTTGGTCTGATTTAGAATTATCGGAAGATTGGTTAGAGAAGGCTACTGCAATTTTCAATGGTCAAGAATTTGATGACCGTGTTCAAATTCAAGTAGATTTGGAAGAAGATGTGATTCTTCAATTGTCTATGGAAGCACATAAACGTGATATTACACTAAATAAAATGATGGAGCTTGTTTTACAAACCGCAATCGACCATCACCGTGTCAACGAAACAACAAGCTGACACGTTATAAGTGTATCATAAGAAAGGAAATCATTATGAAAAAACTTCTTTTAGCTACTGTTTTAGGATTAGGATTAATTGCGACAACTGCCCATGCTGATTGGCATGGTGGATATCGAGGTGGTTATCACCCAGGTTACTATCATGGCGGATGTTATGGATGCGGTAATTGGGTAGCTCCTGCAATCATCGGTGGAGTAATTGGATATGAACTTAGTCGTCCAAGTACTGTAGTTGTAGAACAACCAAGTGTTGTTTACACACAACCTCAGGCTGTTATTCAACAACCACCTGTTGGTTATCATTGGCAAGAAATGATTGACCCGCAAACAAACACAAGAAAAATTGTTTTAGTTCCCAATCAATAACCAAAAACTCTTGTAATTTAAAAGTGCCTGTTATATAATATCACTATGAATGATATTTTAACAGGCATTTTTATTTGGATCAAAGATGATTACAAAACGCACCCGTTTAGGTTTTTCGTTGAAGTACTTGCATGGGCAATTAGCGTTGGCTGTAGTTTCACTATGGCAGTTACTGTGCCCAATCCTCCTCTTTTTGTTTTATATCCTATCTGGATCAGTGGTTGCGCTATGTATGCTTGGTCTGCTTTTACTAGGAAATCATTTGGGATGTTGGCTAACTATTTACTGTTAGTCACTATTGATAGTGTAGGTTTAATTAGGATGATGATATCATGAGACTAGAATTAGACGAATTATTGTGCAAGAAGTATCCAAAGATGATGGTTAATCGTAGTAAGGATATGAAGGAAACTTGCATGTGTTGGGGATTTGAATGTGGAGATGGTTGGTATAATTTACTAAATCAACTCATGGGCAATATCCAGCATCATATTGATTGGAAACGCAAACAACGTGCCTATGCATTACGATACAATCGTGCATTGAAACAAGCATTAAATGGTAATAAAAATGCATTGATTCGTCATTATACATACGGTGAGGCACCCACAGATGGTACATATGAGAGTGTTGAAGAAGATATTGAAAAAGCAGAGTTTCGTGATGTACCGAATAAACCTCAACAAGTCACACTAGACCAAGTTAAAGAAAAGTTTGGCACACTACGTTTTTACTACACAGGTGGTGATGATTATATTAGAGGTATGGTAACATTAGCAGAGAGCATGAGTGGTGTCATGTGTGAAGAATGCGGTAATCCTGGTGAACGTAAAGGTGGTGGATGGATACGTACAATGTGCAATCCATGCGAGGAAGCACGTGAGAAGGCACATGCATTGCGTAGGGCTGAATATGAATTATCAAAACCAACTATAAAGGTATCAGACATATGAAACATACTGTAAAATTAGAAGAAGATCCTGTAACAGGAGATTTGATTATGCCTCTTTCTGATGACATGTTAGCAGAACTAGGTTGGAAAGAGGGTGACACCCTAGATTGGAAAGACAATAATGATGGTAGTTTTACACTAACTAAGAAAGAAGAAGTTATGACACAGGAAACTGAATGGGTGTTGGTAGAAGCCCTTAGTCAATTCAAAGTAAGTTACATGGTAGAAGTGCCCAAGGGCAAAGCCGAGTATGCATTGGATACGGTAACTATGGAAGATGCACAGGAGTTTAGTCAAGAACATTTGCGTCCAACTGATATTATCCTTGGGCATCGTGTTGTCTCTAAAGAAGAGGCATTGGCATTGTGTGATGAACGAAATGAATATGGTAGTGGGTGGGAAGAAGAAACAAAAATCAAAAACTTTTTTACAACATTGGAAGATATAAATGCTAGATAATACAAAAAGCTCCACATGGACTGATGCAGAATGGGACACTTTTACTGATTGGTTAAAAGGTATGTTACGTACAGAAAAGGTAAATGTTACTTTTACCAAAGCCGATGGTACTGAACGTGTGATGTATTGCACACTAAATCCTGACTTGCTACCTAAGGTAGAGCCTAAGGCTGAATTAAAAGAAGGGGCAAAGCCTCGCAAAGAAAATACCACAGCACTTAAGGTTTACGATTTAGAAAAATCGGAATGGCGTAGTTTTACTATTAAAAAGGTAAAAGGTGTATCATTTGTTATAGGTGAGGAAAACATCCAAGGTTGACAATAAATACGGGTACTGCTATAATACTTACATGAAAAAAGAAATCTTATCCTTTACTGTTAAAGCCCCAAAAACTAGGGCCCATTATGTGTTGTTTTCACACAACACTCCCTTTACACCTAAGGTTGTGAAGGATAAGACTCTTTACAATCGCAAGCAAAAACATCGCAACAAAGTCGAGGAGTAATTATGGAACAAGGACGTGGCACATGCCCAGTTTGCAACGGAGCACTTAGAGTACCTGCCGGTGATAACAAATACAAGCATGTTATGGCAGGATACGATAAGGAAACTGACACACTTGGTTGTAGTAATTGTGGTGGACAATACATGTACGGTAGCGCCAGAGGTAACGTAAAACTTAGACCCGATGGTATACCCTGTACTCATAGTTATTCAAGCAAAAATGTAGGTCGTTGTTTGACACAATATACCTGTGTACATTGTAGCGAAAGCTACCAAATTGATTCTGGTGATTAATTAACAAAAGGAAATATCATGACACTTAAACAAAAAGCACTTTTACAAACTGTAACCATTATTTTTTCAATAATCTTTGGTTCTATTGCACTTCAATTAATTATATATACAGTACCGGCAGAGGTATTACAATACGCATTTGCAACATTATTTGTCCTTTTGGGGTTCAAATTAATCTATGATTTGGTCCTTTCTAGACTAGAATCCCAAGAAACCTTGAAAAACCTTACAGAAAAGCAATAATTTGTTGTTTTTAAACAACACGGTTAAAAGGTTGACAATAAATCGGTTTGGGCATATAATACTTATATTGAATCAACAAACGGAGATAGTAAATGGCTTACATGAATCAGGAACGCAAAGCAAAAATCGCAACTATTCTTAAACCTATTCTTAAAAAATATGGTGTCAACGGTAGCTTGTCTGTTCGCAATCACATGACTATTTGCTTGACCGTAAAGTCAGGTAAAATCGATTTCATTGGTAACTTCAACGAAACAGTTAATACTGTTAGAGGTGACCGCATGGCAGTAGGTTCAATTGATGTTAACCCCTACTGGTTTCAGGATCACTTTTCAGGTGTTTCCAAACAATTCTTGACAGAGGCTTTCAAGGCTCTTAAGGGTGCTGATTGGTACGACCGTAGTGATGCAATGACCGATTACTTTGATACCGCTTACTATGTTGACCTCAACATTGGTAAATGGAATAAACACTACGTGTTGGAAGCATAATGATGAACGAACGAATATTAGAAATTGCCAAACAAGCAGGTATCAAGTATTCTTCCGAAAAGGCACTAAGCCCAGCGGAAATAAAGTTCGCCCAGTTGATTGTGGCAGAATGTGCTGAATTTGCCGACGAACATAATTCAGAAGTTGAAGGTGTTACTCTTGGTGTCGGTAAGGCAATTAAACAACATTTTGGAGTTGAAGAATGAATGACAGAATTAACATCCTTGCAGAACAGGCTGGATTTTATGTATCCGAAAGCAGGCTTGAAATACTTGCTCCGGACTCAACAACCGACAATGTTACTGAGGCATTAAGAGAGTTCGCTGAGTTGATTGTGAAGGAATGTATTGCCAAATATAATGAATGGGCAGAGCATAGTACAGACAAAACAAGTTTTGCTATGGCTCAACATAATGTAAAGAAACA